GCGAACTGCCCTTTGAAGATTAGAGGCATACAGGCTCCCCCACAAGATGCGGCCATGCTTTGCCGCTCTTGATCTTTGAAATAACGGATTGATTGACGCCGTAGCCCCTTGCGATTTCCGTCTGCATGAGGCCGAGCCGGATAAGTTCGCGGATGCGCAAAACATCGGCTTCCGTCAATTTGCTTTGCGAGTGACGCTCGCCGCGGTTGTCTTGCAGACCGATTGCGAAGGCGTGGCGCATGTTCTCGCTGCCGGTGCAGTACTCGAGGTTGCTGACGGCGTTGTTGTGGCGATCCCCGTCCTTGTGGTTGACCTGTAAGCCGTTGGCAGGACCAATGAACGCAGCAGCCACCAAGCGATGAACGCTATGCCAGCGGCTTCCTTCCGCGTCATAGAGCTCGACACGAAGATAGCGGCCAGCTTCCGGGCTCAACAGCCCGGGCAGCCCGGTGTTTGCGTAGTCCATGGATAGCACGTCGCCGGCATCGGAGACGGCATAGCGGCCCACATATCCCTTGATTGCAGCCCACTTCATCTCAAGTCCTTTCGGTGCGAATGCACACAATGAGCGTCACGCGATCGCGGTCGCTGTCGTTCGTCACCCAATGGGTATGCGAGTTGTCGAACCAGTAGAGATCGCCGGGTGCGGTCACAAGCGCGCCGTCGTCGAAGTGAAAGGCCTGCTCGGGAGCGGCCTCGATCTGGACGGCGAATTTCTCGTAATACCGCGCGTGCCAGCCTGGATCGGTGTGCGGCTTGCAGATCTGGCCTGGCTTGATGCGCGTGATCAGCACACCACCGAGGCGCTCGCCGCGGACGGCCGCCATCAACGGGAACACCAGTTCGCGCACCGGCAATACGTCCGCTGGGGGATACCAGACCGAATCGTGCGAGCCATCCTCGCGCATGGTTGCGGGGTCGGCAAAGCGCGCCCAGATGTCGTCAAGGCCGTGATGCGGGGAACCCTCGGGCGCCGTGCGCTCGTTTCGCTGATTCCACAGTTCGGGATGCGCGGCGAGGGCCGCCTTCAATGGGGCCACATCGAGACCGTTCGCGAGTAGGCGAATGTGATTCACAGCATCGCCTCGGCCAGTGCCAGCATGTTCTCATCGCTGGGCGCGATCAGCACTTCATCGACGTGTTCGTGGTCGGTGCAGTCGGTGGCGTGGATGCACAGCCAAACGGAATCCGTGAGCGCTTTCACGCCATGGTGCTTGCCGGCAGTGATTTCGAGGGCCGCGGGGCCAGTGAGAGTGCGGGACTCATCGTCAACGCGAAGTTCGACAGTTCCACTCACCAGAAACGAGAGATGGTCGAAGTTGTGCTTGTGCTGCACGAGCACAAGGCCGGCCGGGATGTATGTTTCTTTGGCGTAGACGCCACCGGCGAAGTGGTGCTTGATCTCTGCGGATTCCAGCATGCTCAACACTCTCTTTCGAGGGGGGTGAGCCGCTGGCTGCTCGTTCGGCTCAGCTGATCGGCATCGAATCCGACTGGCGCGAATTATTGACGCGCGCTATCGAGTTAACAAACTCTGATAGCTTTAGCTTGTGATCGTCGTGCCCTGGAAATAGGTAAGCGTGGCCGCACCGAAAGTATTCACGGGCGCGCCGGTGTTCTGGAAGCACCAGAGCTCGTAATAGTCGGTGCCGTTGGGGATGTCGATGCATGACACGTGCGCGCCTTCGATGGCCGCGGCTGCCGCGACGATCTGGTTGCCGCGCTTGTACTCGGCGCCGTTCTTGTAGACCATGACGTAAATGGCCGCGCCGGCTGCATTCGTCAGAAGCACATTGCCGATGAGCATCACCGGCTTTCCGGCCGGAGGGGTCCATGTCGAGGTGGCGAAGTAGCCGCCAGCGTCGAAAGCTTCCGTGCTGAAGGTCAGCTTCGTTGCGGCGGCGTTCGGGATCGCCTGCGCCGCGCCGTTGTTATGTGCGCTGAAGCTGCCGGACGACACGACGACAGCCGGGCCGCCCTTGCGGAACACGCAGAGGATGCGCCCGGTCGGCTGATCGTAGTAGCCAAAGACGTAATCGACCGCGAACGACCCGGTGCTCAGCACGGGTGCGCCGGCCGCGCCGAAGTCATAGATCGGGTCGAAGACCAGGGCGCGCGAACCGATGGCGTCCTGCCGAATCGCCAGGTTGAACAGCATCCCATCCGGCATCCCGGAAGGCGCGCCCAGCGAGCGACTTGCCACGAGCGTAAGGGTGAAGGAGTTGTGCGCCGAGGCATCCACGAGGATGACGCCGGTTGTCGGCTGGTCGGGCAAATCCAGGGGTTCATCACGCAGCGCGAGCGCGGTAGCCGTCTCGAGTGCTTCCGTGGCCTCGGCCGTGACCTCGGCGATTTGCTCTAGCGCGTCCTCGGCCTTGGTATTCGCTGCATCTGCGGTGGCCTGCGCGCGCTCGATGGCCTCGACGTTGGCGTCGATGGCATTCGGGAGCGTGGTCGATACGTCTTCCGAGATGTTCTCGAAAGCCTTCATCGTGGCGAAGTCCTTGAACACCTCCGCCAGCCGGTCGCGGCTGATCTTCTGGGACTTGACGACGGTTTCAGGCATTCAGCGGCTCGACGGTCAATTCAAGACGCAGCATGGACAGATGGGCATCGCTGGTGCCACGGAACTTCTGGATGCGCCAGTTGCGCATGTGCCCCTGCCGACGCCAGCAAATGCGCTGCTGCGTCTGCCCCGCCCTGCCTGCGCGCGTGGAGCGCTCTTGGCTCCACTGCAGACCATCAAGGGAATAGCTCGTCCAGATGACAGGCTCCGCGCCGAACGCAACACCACCAGGCAGGCTCACCAGCTCGATCTCGTGAATGATCGCGCCGTTGCCTTCGTTGTAAAGCACCGGAGTACCGAATTCCCAACCGATCACCGCGCCGTAGTGCGTGGAAACCGTCGTGCTCAAATTTCCGATGTTCGGGGCCTGGGGGTCGCCGAAGATCCACTTGTCGTAGCACCACACGAAGTGCTGCGCGCGGTATTGACTGAGCCCCACCACGCTGCTTGCCAGCACGAACCAAATGGGCTCGCCAAGGGCTGCAGCAGCTGCGCCGTCGAACACCAGTGTTTGGTCTGGAAGGTGGAGCATCAAGAACTGATGGCTCTTGTCCACCCGCACATCCATCACCACCGAAGCCAGCTCGGTTTCGCTGTAATCCTGCAGGATGATTTCAATCTCGCGCGTGGACAGCTTCTGTGTGCTGCCTGACAGCGCCAGGTACACGGCTGGCGACTCGTTGCGCCCGCCGCCAAGGAAGGCTACCGACTCGGCAAAGCGAGCGCATGCATGGGTGCCGATGCAGCCGCGCTGGATTTGGGCGCCGTCGATGCGTTGGAATGGGAAGCCTTCGCCACCGACGTTCTGGTAACTCTCGATCGTGTAGCGGTTGAGCGCCATCACCTCGTTGCGGATCTTCTTCAACGCGACCACTGGGTCGGGGTCCAGTTCCGACGATCCGTATTTCAGGAGGTCCACTTGCGTGGGGTCGTTCAACTCGGTCACGATGAGGGACGTGCCGTCCGTGGTCATGAAGTAGCCATCGACCCATAGCATGTCCAGCACCGGGCCAAGGTCCGCATCGGTCACTTCGGTCAAGGCCGTGCCGTTCCAGTAGAACAGCGATTGGTCGGATGCGATGGCCAGGCGGTCGAAGGAGTAGTCCATCGAAACATCCCCGCCGACGCGCACATCGCCGAGCGTGGTGATGACGCCGGCCGAATCGACGCTCACCAGCTTCGAGCCCATGACCCGGTAGCAAACGCCGTTCCAATTGATCCCGCCGCGGTCGATGCCCGGGCCTGTGCCTGCGGTCACCAGACCCTCGGCTGGGCCGAGATAGCCATTGGAGATGCCAGACTGCTTGGGCACTGGCACCAGATTGCGCGGCAACGAGGTACGCAGCTGCGAATCAGGCGATGCGTAGACCCCGCTGAGAATTTGAACCTGCATGGCTCAAATCCCGCCTTCCCCACTCGCGATTTGGAAGGTCGTACCGGTCGCAGAAATGTAGGCAAGCGTGTCGTGGTCCTGCGGCTTCTCGATGATCAGCACGCCACCCGCAAGGACAGGCACATCAGCCGCCGTGGCCGTCACCGTGCCGTCTGCGGCAATGCCCGTGCGGAAATACCCGATGGCGGCGCCGGAGTTGCAAACGCGGATCGACTTGTCGCCCTTGCCGATGGTGATGGCTGCCGAAGCAGCAGCAGGCGTGACGACTTGGTTTGTGCCGTAGTGCGGCTTATAGGGGGCGAGAGCGGTCATGTAGTTCTCCAAAAAGGGTTACCCGACGCGATTCCAAAAGCGGCCTATGCCGTCATAACGCAGGCGGAAGAAGGCATTGGCGGCAAGCGTCGTAGGCGCGCCGTTGACCGCCACGGCTCCGTTGCCATCAACGGTCAGGGCTGTCACGGCCTGGGTGCAAGCGCACAGCAGTTCTTGTCCGTCAATGCAGGTTGTTTGCTCGGGCAGAACGATGGTGCCTGCTGCATAGCCCGCGGCAGGGGTGAGCAGCAGATACACGCTGGTCCCGCTGACGGGAGGCGCTGTGGCCACAGAGAACCCCGTGGCGCTCGGTGCCGAGTACTTGGTGACAAATCCATTGTTGGCCGCGATCTGGGCCAGGACGAAATTCACCAACGCAGTGATCGAGACACGCCGCGTATCGCCGCTGTCCGACGACCAGATGGGGATCAGGTCGCCAACGCTGAGTTGGTCGAGGCTGTTGAGGCCGTAGATGTCGGTCATTGGTTACCTTGTTCTATTGGCTACCCGCCGTAGCGGGTTGGGTGGGGAGGGTGGTCATGGGCTTCAAATGCTCATCGTCTCAACGTACACACGCCCGTAGACGAACACCCCGTTGTTGTTCTTGATTTCGACGTACACGCCCTCGGAGACCACGGTGTCAGCCGGGATCGTGACCGTATAGAGTTTTGGCGTCGTGGATACTCCTGCGGTGAGTGCCAGCGTTGCAATCGAGATGGTCTTTGCAGCGTCAGCAAAGACGCTGATCAGCCCGGTATTCACGTTGCCTTGCGAGTGGACAAGCACTTGGACTGAGCGCAGGAACGCCAGTTGCCCGTGATGTGGAACG